TTCATCCACTGGCTGGTGCCCTCGTTGAGAGCTGTATCGTGGGCGTAGAGAGCCTGCATCTCCGCCTGCTGGGCGGCTATCAAGGATACCTTCTCATTGGACTTAGTCTCCATCTCCAGCTGCTGGGTATGGATTTGCTCCACCCGTTCTTGGGATTCAAAGCCCAGTTTGCGCATCTCCAGCTCACGCTGAATCTGCAACTGCGCCAGAGCCATCTCATGCTTCTTGTCAGCTCGGTCTTGGAAAAACTCCAGAATCTTGGGCAAGCCGCCCATCAGGAACGAAATCAAGGTTGAGAATAGTGTCAGCATCAGTAACTCTTCTTTGTAAGCATGGTTGAAGCGATGGTCATCAAGGATTGAACGTCCTCTACGCTCTCAGGTCGATCTTTGAACCCGATGGTAATTTGACCGATGAAGCGCGAGTTGTCCGGTGGTACAGAGATTCGACTGCCGTATGTGACTCCAGCTTCGACGTACCACAGGCCGATCTCGCTTTGTGGCTTTGTGTAATCACTGCATGGCGTTTCTCCTGCCATGAGCTTAACAACGTCTGCATTATTGTTGGGGTTCTGGGTAAAGAGACCGACATCGATGCCCTCCATGCGCTTGTCGCGCCCTTCTTTTGTGTACGCCCGGTACAGCACACGCGTGCCAAACAGCGGGTTCACTTTGAAAATGGCAACGGTCTGTGCATTGCCGTACTTGAACAAAACCGCAGCAGCGTCATCTACCCGGGCCTCATTGATGCTGGGCAGCTTCTGACTCTCCTTATAGGCGCCTACCAGCAGCTCTTGATTGGTGTAAACAAACCACGCCGAGAAGCCAAACAAAAACATGACCAGCATGGCGATCAGCTTGAACGGACTGTCCACATAGGCCAGCACCTTACTCAGCGTGTCATTTGGGTTGAGCTTCTCGTCGGGCATTTTCTTCACCTTTCAATAATCTGCCTGTACTTACCGATCTTCTGCGTGATTCGCTCGTTTTCCAGCCTGAGCTTTTGCATGTCGATGTACATGAACATCATCACCGGAAGCATGAGCGCAAACAAAAACGCCAGGATTGTCATGCCAACCAAACCCCCAATCGGTTCTTCTGGTGCAACATCACTGACCAAACCAGAGCGACCAGATACGCTAGCATAACCAGAACGATTACTACCTCCAGGGCCACCTCTTGCATTTGATCGATTCTGACCCTGCGTTGCCATTCCAGTTCTTTCTGCATCTGCTCGGCTAGTTCCATTTCCCTTTCGTGCTCCTGTTCCAGCCGGAACAGTGTTTGCTCAAAGTCCGTCCAAAACCCTCCCGGTAAACCCAACTCATAGATGATCATGTTGCGCAGTGCTTCGTACTGCTGTTTCAACTCGACCTTCCGGGCCACCTCCTCAAATGCAAGAACTTGAAGTGATTTGCCCTTTGGTGGGTTTCTCTTGACTTCAAGTTCCGCTTTCTTCAACTCCTGAGTGTGCTCAAGTACTTTACCGACGTGGTGGGTGACTTGGCTCGTCAGGTCTGCCACCTCTTTTCCTGCCGCCTGGGCCTCTTTAACCAAGGCGCAAAGTTTTCTAACGCCAGATATAGCGCCACTAACCATAGTAAAGGCAGTGACAGGGTCCACATTACATCAACGCGGCAACGTCAGGGTTTGCGGCCAAGAACGCCTTCAGTTTGTCCACGGGATTGATCGCGGTCTGTTGTATTTGCGCCTGCTCGGCGTCCCATGCGGCTTTCTGTGCTTGTGCGGCGGCAATTTCTTCCGGCGTCAGATCAATGACTTGGGTCTCGCCAGTTTCGCAATTTACTTCAATGCGTTGCATGGTTTACTCCCAAAGAAGGTTAATCGAACCGGCGTCAAAGGTGTCAGTGCCGTTAGTAGTTGTAATGCGGACGCGGTCGAGAGTGCCGCCAAGAGTGATGCCGCCAGCGCCTTGTACAGTTACTCCGTTTGGAATATCTGAAAATTGATGTGTAGCTACCCAGATATTCCCGGAAACATTGGTGATTACCATGCTTCCGTAGCGAACGCCCGCAGCATTTGCATCTCGGAGGTTAAAGCCAGCCGTTGATGATATCCATGAGGTTGCCGCAGCGTTAAAAACGTAAGAACTAGAACTGGCATAGCCAGTAGTTGTGACACTTCCAGAACCAATCTGAACAAGAGGGTCCGAACTACCATTCGTGCTCACCCCACTGAACATCACTGTGGTGCGCTTCACCCAAGACGGGATGCCCGTGAAGTCGATTGAAGTACCAGATGTGGACGCAACGGCAGTGCCGGAAACAATTTTTGCCGTCGCCGTGTATGTAGAACCGTCAGTGGAGAACGGAATCTGACCTGCGGCGCTGACAGCAGCGGTTGTATTTACCAGCGTACCAGTTGCAGCTGGCAGCGTCGAGGTATAGCTGACGTTTGAGTTCGGAGCGGCGATGGTGAAAACACCGGTCCCGCTTGCGTTTCCTGAAATTGCTACTTGAGACATGTTTTATCCTTTACACAACTGTCCAGACAGAGCCGGTCGGCACGGTAACGGAAATACCGCTATCAATCGTTATAGGCCCAAAAGTACCTGCGTTCTTGCCCGACGTGATGGTGTAGTTCACCGTGATGGTCTGCCCGTTCTCAAAGAATATCTGGTTCGTGCCGCCACCTGTCGCGCCACCACCTCCGCCAGCAACCTTGACGAAATCCGAAATTGTGTTGTCCCAAGCACATAGGGCGGACTGACTTGGAAGAATAAACGTGCCTGCGGTCGGAGATGTCGGCCCCCCAATCAAATAGACGGTGCTATCAGAGTTGTTGATAACCACATACGTCTTGCTCTGCTTTGGCGCAATGATGTACCGCGTTGTACCAGGCGTTCCGGTTACAACCAAAATCGCAGTCCTGGCCTCGTTCTGCTGTCCGCCTCCAGTGGTCGAGAGCGTCCAGTCCCCAGCCGTCACGCTGGCAGTTGAGTACTGAGCAATGGAGTCCTCAACCAGCTGGGTAAGCTGATTGTTGACGACCGTGCCCCACTGATTGGTCAGTTCGCCGGTGGTGGGTTGTACGAACCCGAGTAGTGTGGTGTATGAAGATGGCATTTAGGCCCCCTGTCTAACGTCAATCAGCTCCCACTCGGCGTCGGCGTTAGTACGCACATTTTGCCATGTAGTGGTTTGGCTGTCATCAATTACCGCCCATGCGGGCGATGTGTCCGTGGCTATCGTCCCCCAAGTAGAGGTTTGGGCCGTGTCAATTTCCTGCCAGTTGGCATCCTGAGAGTCGTCGATCCTGTACCAGTGATTTAAACCACCAACTTGATCCGAGACAAATAGGTTATCTTCCGTGATGGAGACAAAGATTCCCAGAGCCTCAAAGAACTCCGCTACCGCGATGGCTTCCGCAATAACCCCATAGTACTGCCGGATGCCGAAGGTGTCGTCCGTGGCGGTCGCCGTGTCTGCGGTGTCGGAGGCGTAGACCTGATTGGCTTGAGTGTCGTCTGTGGCGGTCGAGGTATCGTCCGTAGCCACATAATATGCCGACCCGCCGACCATTTCATCCGTGGCCGTCGAGGTCTCGGACAGGTTGCTGTTTACCGTGGAACCGGTAGAAACCGCGTCTGTGGCTGTGATGGACTCAGAAACAAAGGGGCGGAGACTGCCAATCGCGCTAACAGAGTCCGTTGCAGTCGCGGTTTCAGCCACAACCGGGTTCAGGACCGCCAAGTTGGAGATCGCATCTGTGGCCGTGGCGGACTCAGCGATATTGGTGTTGGCGGTAAATCTTGCCGACGTGGCGTCCGTAATCGAGGCAGACTCCGCAACAGGGCACAAGGCACTGAATACCGCCGAGGTGGCGTCTGTGGCGGTCAAAGTTTCTGAGATTGAGCCGGGATACGTGGGAACAGCCGAAATTGCATCCGTGGCTGTTACCGTATCGCTCATGGACGTAGGGAAAACCCCTACAGAAGATACCGTATCCGTTGCCGTCGCAGTTTCGTCAACAAACGTCCCCAGAATTACCGTTGTCGTCAGGCTGTCCGTTGCTGTCTCAGAATCAGATACTGAGGCCGGATAGAGCAAAGAAGCCGAGTATGCATCCGCCGCGCTGGACGTTTCCGCTACTGATGCGTTTGGCGAAAAGATTGAAGAAAGAGAATCGGTTGCCGTCGCCGTCTCGGCTATTGACCCCAAGAAGCTGGCAATTGAGGAGATGGCATCCGTTGCCGTTGCCGTCTCGCTAACAGACGGCCTATTCTCAAGATTCCCTGCGATGGAATCCGTTGCCGTCGAGGCCTCAGAAACAGAAGAGCTGACGGAGAAATTGGAAGACAAACTGTCCGTAGCAGTTGATGTCTCTGAAACAGCGGAGTTGACCGAGTACAGCGAACTGACGGCATCCGTTGCCGTTGAGGTCTCAGAAACGGCTGACTGGTAATTGAAATACTGGAGCGCCGAAATGGCGTCAGTGGCCGTCGATGTCTCAGAAACGGAAGCCGCATAGGTATTCCCCGTCGTTGCAAGGGCAGAGAACGCCGCCGCAGATAACGGGTAAAAACCAAACATTTAAACCACCGTCCAGCGTGACCCGGTGGGCACGGTCACAGTAACCCCGCTGTTAATCGTTACCGGACCACCGGAAATCGCATTGTTCCCGGTATTTATTGTCGAGCTAACAGTAACTGTAGCGGCGTTCTCTATGTAACCCATGCCGCCAGTAACAGCTCGCTTTGCAGGATAGTCACAGAACACATCCTTTGTTCCGGCTGAGAAGTTAACCAGGTTCCCGCTATTGCTAGAAGCCAGCACAGTGTCTCGAGAAAGAGTATTCCCGGCAGATGTGTATGTGCCAAGGCCCACCTCCCACTCACCAGTTCCCGTTCCGGCAATGGTGTAGTAGGTAGTGTTTCCGGTCCCGATAGCGGCAAAAGACTGGTAATCGGTTACGGCTCCACCCAAGGATACCGTACCAGTACCAGTCGTTGTCGTTGTCTCGCGGACTCGATCCGCAAGAACGAGGGCCATATCAAGCCCCCGTCAACTGTGCTTCGTCGAACCAGCGCTGCTGCTCGTGACCGTCAGCATCAGTCCAGCTCACAAGATACTGAACATTGCCATCATCGTCCATGCGCATAGACTGAACCGGTCCTTGCGGGACAACCGAAACGAGCTTTACAACGTCGCCTTTTTTAAATGCCGTAGCCATCATGTGCTCCTATTAACCAGCCAAGGACAGAGTGTACGTCACGGTCAGCGTATCACCGCTCACCACAGAGCGGTCGCCAGGCGCGGAGAAGTCGGCTGCCGAATACAGAACTCCGCTCGTGCCGCCCTTGGTGTTATTGCTGGTCAGGAACGCGCCGCCAACAGTGGTCGTGCCGTTGATGCTGAACGTGGCCGGAGAGGCGCTATTCGTTGCCACAGATGGGTTAGCCGTCGTGGGGGTTCCAAACGTACAGGCGGGTCGGGTTGCTTGGCTATAAGCCGTCACCTCGGTCCAGCCAGCGTGGGAAGACATGGTGTCTCCAGCAGCCGGGTTGTTCGATGCCGCAGCGCCATACAGACCAAGATACCAAGTTGCAGTGTATGCCGATCCAGTGAAGTACTGGGTATTCATGTCTTGAAGACCGCCGTTCACAACCAAGTTGGGCGCCTCGGCCTCCCACTTTAGGTTGCCGTCAGCGTCGTGGCACTGAACCACATACACGCCTTTTGCGCTGGCGCTGTCAACCAGACCGCCGTTTTGAGCCACCAACGCTGCGGTAGCGTCGCTGGAAGTTGCTTTTTCATTAAACATGGTTGCTCCTTACGAGAGTCTGATGATTGCCGAAGTATTGGTAGCAGCCGGAAACTGTACCGTGAAAATGCTGGTAGAAGTTTTGTTTCCACCAAAATCCAAAACACACACCGCCCCATTTGCGCCGGGCTTGTAAATCAAAGCGCCTCGAGCAGTAAATGCACCGCTCCAAGAAACGTTCGCAAACGACAGGTATGCAATTGAACCAGAGCCGCCATTGGTTGGATCGGGGCTGACAGTTAAGGCCGATCCGCCAGGGTTGTATCCAGCGGCAACCACTTCCCCAACAGACGTATATGCCGTTGTGTTCTCGTTTAGCGTTGCTTCATTGGTGTACAGAGCAATGTAGAACTGCTGAGTTGAGAAGTCAAATGACCCATCCAACAAGCCAATCTTGAATGTCGTACAGGTAAAGTTCCCGGTGAATGACATTACATGACCCCGCTATTCTGCGGCAACGGGGCCTGGCGATACTGTCCGCTGCGATACGCATCGCTGCGCTCCAGACCATCGCCCAGACGCTTGGCTTGCGCAAGTGCTTCCTTGTACTTGGTATCGTACAAGGTCATCATGTCTGCCTCGCCCTTCATGTAGGTATAAGCCTCAACCAAAGAACCATACAGCAGCACGGTGTCAAAGTTATCACCCAACCAAGAAGCTCCGGCAGTAACAATGGACTCTGGGTAATAGTAGTAGTGCAGCTCAAGCACATACTGATTGTCTGGCGTCGGCCCCACAATGAACGACAGCTCATTGGTCGGAACCGGGTTTGTGCCAGGCGTTGTCGTCGGGCCAAAAAGAGCGTAGTACCTAGGTATGCCAGTATCTGTCGATGGGCTTGGATAGCACTGACGAATGAAGTTCACATCCTTGTTCAAGATGTACTCATAATTTCCAGAACTATCAATGACCGCCAAAGAATACACAGACAGAAAATCTGCCGGGCAAGAAACATACGGATTCCCAGATGTTGTATTGCCCGTCATATTCTTGCGGAGCGACGGAAACTGAACCGAGTTGTAGATGC